ACCGGGCCGCCGCCGAAAGACGGGGTAGAGGTGTAGCCTAGAGAGCCTCCAGACCCCTGGAACAGGATGGAGCCCGTGCCGTAGCCCGTGCCAATCAGGCCCGTAGTGACCTGGTGCTGGTGAGCAGCGTAGTTATCTGCGACGGGACCGGCTCCTATGGTCCCAGCAGCGCCTCCCTGGATGAAGCGCCCGCGCAGGTCCGGGTAACCGCCGGTCCCGTCTGCTGCGTGCCATCCCGCCGGGCAAAGCGAAGAGTAGAATGGGACCGTGGCGTTAGAGGGCACTGCCCCCCCTCCCGAGAAATTGGTGATCTGGTTCTGGATACTCCCGAATGCCAGGTTACCGTCAGACACGATCTGGCTGAAATTCTTGTTCACCGGCGCAGCTGGAGGCACCGTCGAGTATGCCGATAGGTTAACCGGTGACTGGGAGAAGAAGGACGAGCCTGTACTGCCGCCCCCGATCACAGCCTTATAGCAAGGTCGATAAACGATAGTGCTTGGTCTTGTCTCGTAGTCACCCCCGGAGATCTGATTTGAAGTAGAACTGATTGAGCTGAAGCCCAGAGCATACAGAGGGGCGACGCTGCCAGCGCCTGCTAAGCCGTTCTGAGGGATAGTTGTTATGGCGGACAGCCCGATTATAGACCCGTGAGAGTGCTGCGCGAAGCTGTCCCCCTGATATGAGCCGAGGGTCCTACCGGGGTCCTGGCCCGAGCCAGTATCCAACCCACGAACAAACACCCCACGGAGATCAGGTACGGCAGCAGCGCCGTTAGCTGTAACCCAGCCAGCCGGGCACGTAGTAGCGTTTATCCACATGACGGCACCGACCGGCACGCCCGCGGTACCAAGGCCATTTATCTGAGCCTGCATGGTGTTAATGGCCGTGTTTCCCTGAGCGACTAGCTGAGCGAAATTGGCATTAGTCTGCGGCGCGTCCCCGATAGTCAAATCAGTAAAGATGTTGGGGACCGGCGTGAAGTACTGAGCCTTCGCACACTGCCCCAGAAAGAGGAGTATCAGAAAGGGGAGGAAGATAAGCCAAACACGGATCATGGGTTTCTCACGGTATACTGAGTGGGCTGGTATTCAATGTGCGTGATCCCAAGGCGTACCCCGAGGGCCGCGGTGAAAGTGTTGCTAAAGCTCATACGGTCGAACACGACGGGAGCCTGGAGCGGTATCTCAAGGGGACTTATAGCTGCGGAGACGGACAACGCGGCGCCGCTACCCCAGGTGAAGCTACCCCAGGCCGGAGGCGAGCCCCCGGAGACCTGTAAAGAGTTCGAGCCCAAAATGTTGTCGTTGATGTCTTCAAAACTAAAAAAGAAAGTTGTGGTCCCGGCCCCGTAGCCTATGTACATCACGGCCTTGACCGTGGACAACATGGTTATCTCGCGGCGATCAGGAACGAGCGAACTGGCGTAGATGCAGGTATACGCTAGACTGAAGTCTGTATAGACGCTCGAGCCGTTCGGTATGAGGGTCGTAGAGCCCAGCCCCAGGATGCCGTTAGGCAGGTCAGCGGTAACGAAGGACTGGCCAAACGATGCGATCAGGCCGAAGCCAGGGGTATGCGGGCCGTACCATATGTTGCGTGTCAGGTCGTAGCACCACTCCTGATTGGGCGCGCCCGATACCGCGCCGTTCTGGGTGCATATACGGTACGTGGTGCCGTTGCACGCCGCGGCGGCGCGCGAGGGCGCCGTGCAGTTGATAAAAGGGACGGTGATGCCTGTCCCGCCGAAGCCAATAGGGTCGGATACAGTAGCCTGCTGGTTGACCATACGGACGCCATCGGGCGCCATGAACATGATGCCCTTGGGCGTCGCAACTATCGTGTTCGCCCCCGAGGCGCTAGTGCCCGCGTTCAGGGAGTTCAAAGTCCATGTGCTGAGCGCCGGGTCCCCTGTAATTTGGAAGATGTTGGCGTTGCCCTGGGCAGCGTCTTGGAAGACAAAGAGCGCCGATAGCGCGCCGCCCGTTGACGTGACCACAGTCTGCTTGGCGGCACCAAGCACCGGCACGTTATTACCGAAAGTGAGGATGTTGCCGGCGACCGCCGCGCCGCGCGAGGTCGGGCCGCCGTTCGCAAAGGTGTCCGAGATGTACACGGCGGGCGGAGTGCTGCCCCCTGGGGTCACAAAATAGTAGGCACGCGAATTGAACTCCGACACCCATACGGGGGGGCTCGCAAGCGCATTAGTTGACGTGTTCCCAGAGGTGTAAGAAGGAGCCGCCGGGTTACTGATGTCGATGACACCGAAGAATCCGTTGCCAGCGCCGTTGTACCCGGAGTGAGTTATGATGACCTTCGAGCCGATGTTCTCGGCATGTGGGGGTATCCACGCGCCCGACCCAGGTGAGACAGGAGTGTTCGCATTGTTGTAGCCGCTGACGAGGACGAAGGCCTGGGAAAGGAGGTTGTAAGCAACTGGGTAGTCGTTCCCGGAGCCGTTGTACCAGTCGTTGACCATGCCGTAAACGACACTGTTTACGATGCAGTAGCACGACCAATAGCCGTTGATACCGGAGCCCGCGTATCGCGTGAAGCCAGGGCGCGGCACCCATTGGGTGGGAGTGTCGGGGGCCGGGACCAGGTTCGATAGAGCGGAGAAGTGAGGGCAGTCGTCCTGCACGACTTCGCCGAATATGGCGTCTACGCAGCCCTTGGGGACGAGGCGAAGGACGGGCACATCACACCCCGCCGGTTATCTTGGAAGGTTCATACGCGGCGCCCCCAGCCCCGAAGTACCGTGCGTCAAGCTGTATCGTAGACGCTGTGTCCTCCCGGTCTCCCTGGAGGTTTAGCCAGCGGCGCAAGATGCCGATGCAGCCCTGCGGCCCGTCTCCCAGGTACGTATCCGCGCGCGGGTCTCCAGTGATCGCCATCAGCTCACCAGCGACGCGCCGGATGAGGTACGTGCTGTTTGGGAACCATGGGATGGAGCTGGACGTCTCTGGAGTGACGATGTCCAAGGGCAGGTTAAAATAGCGGATCTGCAAGGGGATGACCAGGAGCGGAGGCGGGTACACATAAAGGACCGGGTTACCGTTCGCAAGCACTGCCTGCTGTGAAATGTCGGTCGCGTAGTTCCCGGGATAGCTTGACACGCCCAGAGTGTTAATCAGGATATCAAACTGGGCGAGCGTGATTTGGATCAACCGGCGAGGGACACCGGACACGTAATAGGTCAGGTCACGGGAGCAGGCCCGAAGATAGTCTGTTGGCAGATTGTAAGGGCCTACGCCATTGTTGGGGGTGTTACCGGTTAGAGTAATAGTTGTCGTCGTGATGTTGGTCTGCAGATCGTAAGTCTGAGCTAGCTCTGTCAGGACCTCGTTCAAAATTTGGCCAGCCTGCGGCAGCATGCCAGAGGTACACTTGGCAATCTGTAACGCGCGGGTGCATACAACGCTGGCCGGGTCTGACACGTTATCCTCCTAGAAGCTGCTGCAATCTAGCCTGCTCGGCAACGAGGGCCGAGATCAGCGTGACGATACGAAGCAAGCCCTCCTTGGACTGGTTGTAGGCCGCCCTGATGTCCTTGTTGCACGCCGTGAAGTCACCGTGCTTTTCCTCCAGGGAAGCGAGAGAGAAGTCGATCTGAGCCTTCTGCTTGGTATGCATTTCGATTTCGTTGTTCAACAAAGCAATGCGAGCCCAAGTATCCTGTCGGGCGAGCGCAGACATAATCTTGTCAGAGATGGCGTTGATCTCTTCGAGCTTAGCGTGTTGCGGCACGGTCGTTAGCCACGTTGCGCCGCTGCCCTCTGAAAAGGCACGGGTAATATTCATTTGGATCGCAATTGGATCAGTCATTACACTCTCGCAAAGCCGGAGGAAAGCGCAGAGAACGAGTCCTCTTTGACCGGTACGTAGTCGCGAAGGTTCGGGTTGCCCGATGCGGTCTCGTGCGACCACATGCGCGCCATCTGCTCGTTGATCGAAGCAGCCATGCTGCGGGTGATGGTCACTACCTCACCGTGATTATACGGCACGCCGTCAATCAGGAGGTGGGTAGCGAACGCGGGGATATTGATCGTGAACGTGACCTCTTCCTCCGCAACATCGTAGTGAGCCTTTTCCTCCTGGACCATACGGGCGAGAAGGGCCTCTTCAACCTCTTTCTTACGCGCCGCGAGGACCTCAGACTGGGCTTTTTTGCGCAGCTTCTCCTGATCAGCGTCTGTTAAGAGACTGACATCTATCTCCTGACGCAACTTTCTGTTTGTAGTCATAGGTTACTCCTTAGTTGTGAACCCACGAGGCGCCTGCGGCCGACGCGGGGTCGATTATAATTACTTGCCCGGTAACCGGATCAAGGCCGATCCAGTCGCCCTCTCCCAGTTTCAGCGGTTGCCCGCGGCCGGGGAGATACAAAATACCCTGGCTGATTGTCGGGGTGGGGAAGAAGCTGGTGCTCCCATAAGTCCCGGGGGACTTGAGCAGGGCATTGAACGCCGCAAGGTCTGCGACGGCCATAGCAGCGTTCCACTTGATCGCCGTGAGCGTGTTCGTGGCCGCCGTTCCTAAAGTTTTGAGTGCCATATTATGTTCTCCTGCTCTCCAAGAGAGCTTTTAATTCAACAATCTCGGCGGACGCCCGAGAGAGCCTGTCAACAGCCTGAGTCAGCTGGCTATTCACCAGAAAATGAACGATCTCAAGTTTTGCCTCCGTGCGATTGAGGGAACGGTGTACTACCGTACCGGTCCAAACAGCGGCGATTGTCGGGGCGAAAGCCGCCCCTATGATCGTAACAAGGGGGACATAATCATTGAGATTTACAACCATTATGCCCCCCTGTGTCATCAGCCCAGAGTCATGCTGAACTGTGAAGCGCTTTCGATACGCAGCGCGAACGCGGCGTTCTTGATGAACGTGCCGTTGTAGAACTTGAACGAAGCCATACGAAGCTGGTTCGCCGGATCGGTCTTTTCTGCCCGGTCCAGGTAGTTCACTTCGATGTCTTCGAGGGTGACAGTCGCGTATGCGTCCTTGCCGAAGATGAACGTCGGGTAGACGGTGATGCCGGAGCCCGGGGCCGCTGGCGGGACCTTGGCGACGCCGATACCGGTGAGGGTGATCGCCGTGTTGCCCGGGAGCTGCGTAGCCATGCCCTGGAGGGCGCCCTGTGTCGGGCCTGCCGCGCAAGTGGCCAGGTTGGCAACAGTCGTGCTGCCGAGCGCAGAGATATAGACGGTCCAGAGGTAACCGGCTGTGGACGGCGTGGTCATGGTAATCGACCCCGTCGAGCCGCCCGTGGCGATGTTGCCGCTCTGGGTGTAGACGACCGACTCGAACTGAGTCTGCTGGTCACTCCCGGTAACGACGATCTGGAAGTTGCCGTTGCCGAGCGTGCCGCCGGTTGCGACGCCGGTGCCTGCCGGGCTGGTGCCGCCCCCTAAGAACGAGGGGACGAAGTTCGAAGTCACGAACCGCATCTGGTTCCACTCGCCGAACTCACCGTTGTAGAGGCGATTTGGAGAGCTGTAGGCAGACACGAGCTGGACTGACGGGTTGTTGCGCAGGTCAGCCTGAACCATCGGGTGAACGGCTGCCACGAAGTGCGGCATGCTGCGCGGGCTGCTGAGAGCATCCGGCTGGCCTTCACCCATCTTCTTAGTGACCTTCGGGCCCGACGGGCCTTTGAACATCGGAACGCCAAGGGTGTTCAGATAGGCGAACGCCCTCTGAAGTTCCTGGGTATTCAGGACGTCGGTAGACGCGAGCGAGGCGCGGGCGCCCTTGCTGTTCACATAGTTGATCTGCGGGAACGCGAACAAGGCGTTGATGCAGTTGCGCTCCATGAGCTCCGCCGCGGCGAGCGTCAGGCGCTCCTTGGCGATCTTGAACACGTCGTGCTTGATCGTCGCCTGAGCAACGTCAGTGATCGTGACAAGCGCTGTCCATTGCTGAAGGGCAACGGTCGCCTGAGAAATCTTCAGCGGGGTAGCAACCGGAGGCACGCCTTCGGCAGTTGACGAGTAAGCCAGCGGGAGGCGGGCATACCGTGTCATGGTGTAGGTGGTGCCGTTCCCCTTGGGGAGACGGAGTTTCTCGGAGAACTCGTGGAAGATGAGTTCGTTGATCGTCAACGGTAAGAGGTCCTCAGCGAGATACCGCGAGACGTCTGCGGAAATCGAGGGACTGTAGGTAGTCGTAGCCATAGCTTGATAGCTCCATGTTTAATGTTTAAAGGTCGTCGCTATGGCTAGATAATGGGGGGCTTAAAAACCGTATTCACCGTTCTCTAACCTTCGACGTAGTATGTCTTCAGCCGACTCTGTGGCCTTCCCGCCCGTACCTGCGACACCACTACGGGCGCTGGCGGGCTTTGTTGTAGCTTGTTGTACTCGTGTCGCCCCGGCCTTCTTGGCTTTCGCCACGGAGGACGCTGCGCTCTTCCTTACTTCGTTCCCGATAGCGAGGCTCAATAGCTCCTCTCGTGACCGGGGGTATCCATTTTGTACGCACCTATGAAACTCTGTTTCGACCGTATCGGAGTACCGCGCATACTGCGGATTCTCAGTCAGTACCCGGTCGAATGCCAGGCGGTCAGCCTGGGCTTTCATCTGAAACTGGAACTGCTGATCGCGCATTGCGTTCTTGCGATCCTGTTCCTGTTGTAGCCAGAGGATGCGGTCGATATCTCCCATGTTCTCCAGGTTCCGGCGAGTTGCCTCGGGGTCCGGGGCTGGAGCGGCCCGGGTCTGCTCCTGTCGCTTGGTCAGCTCTAGGACATGATCCCGGTATCTGGCGAGTTCGGACTCGAGGGCCTTGCGCTGGTTCGCTAACTGATGGATACGTTCGTTAGCGGTCTGCTTGCGATGGACCGCGGGCTGCGCTTCGGGCTCGGTCTCTTGAGCGTCGGGGGCGGCCTCGGCACCTTCACCTTGGTCCTCTGTTTGGTCTTCTGTTTCTTGTCCTTCTTCCTGGGTTTCTTCGACTTCTGGTTGCTCAAGTTCTCTATCATCGTCCATTGTTTACTCCTGACTGACGGTGTCACCGGGGGCTCCTTACGGGAGCGAGTCGAGTTAGTGCAGCCAAATATACGTTAGGGACATGCTTACGGCTATCAGCGTGAACCCCCACTCTCCAAAGACCGTATCGAACCACCCATCCCGGGAGAGTGTGTCCAGGTAGGCTCCGTACCTGTTCGCCAGAACGACGAACAGGGCAACGATCAAATATTTCATCTAAATCTCCGATCAGCCAACAGGGCCTCCTGAATAGACTTTCGACAGGTAGGGAGCAATAACCCAGCCACTGACACCCGTATTGAAAGTGACATTCCACCAGGTGTAGCCATTTGCGACTGTGGGGCCGCTTGCAATGGTTCCCAGAGCAGCTTGGGGCTGTGTACCGAGTTTGGTGCCGGTGATCGATGCAGTCGAACGGACATCGACCAGCGAAGTCGTATCCACTGTATTCCCGACGGCAATAGCACTTGTCCCGTCATTAGTGATCGCGATCACCGCGGCCGTCTGTGCTGAACCCATCGCTACGTCATCATACGAAGATACAGTGTAGCTGTAGACGGTGTCCGACGCGAGCCCGGTATCACTAAAGCTTGTAGTGGTTGACGTGCCTACCTGCGCACCATTGCGGTATATCTTGTAACCAGCAACGTCCATGTCTGCGTCCGTAGAGGCTGTCCAGGAGAGGTTGACCTGGGTGGTAGAAGCCGGGGTTGCGACAAGGTTGGTCGGAACGCTAGGGGGGGCGTTGGGGGAGTAAGTAATTACGATGCCATCCACCTTTGCAGCCTGATCGATGCTCGCTGTAGTCGGTGCAAACGAGATCACTATCTGCCCGCTGGTATTTGCATTTGCAGTGAAAGTTTCCGCAATTGCTTTGTGCTGTGCTCCTGTTTGAGCGAAAATGTCGAAATTAGTGAGTACCTGTGTGCCGTTGATGGTCACATTCATTATCCGCCCACCTACGGCAGTATCATAGTCTTCGGTGAAGTGGAGACGGACAGTGTATGCTCCTCCTGCTACGAGACCAGGGATGGTGTAGGAGAAAGGATTGCCATAACGTTCAGTCCGATAGACGGCAGTAGGAGCTGGGTTAGTAACGAGGCTTGTATCTACTGCACCCGACGGGTTGTTGCTGGCGGTAGAACCACCCGTGTAGTCAACGTCCGCTACGAACGGAGATGCTGCGGGGCCGCCAGAATTAATTGAGAGCGGGCCACCAGAAAGGGTAGGTGTGATCTCAAGGATTAAGGCCTGATCAGGTACAGAAACAGCTTCACTCGTAACATTAGTGTCCGAAGAGAACGGCGTCGCTGAAGAAATCGGGTTGTACTGATTGACTGATGCCGTAGTCCCCAGGGTAACGGTAAGAGGAACATTAGAAGGAGAGCCTGCTCGGCTATCGACTTCCTGCCAGAGGATAAGGTAAAACTTCCCGTTGCGCTTTTGCAGTAGCGTATGATGCACCTGGGAAGGAATTCCGGCTATCGAATAGTTCAAAGTCCCGGGAGTAAATGATGTTCCGGGGTCGGAGAGCAATCCGATTATATTCTTGATTGCTGTGGCCTCAGGTTTGAGCGTGAAGTCGGAACGCAAAAAGCCGAACCACGCGCCATCATCGGCCGAATCGTCCACTAGTTCGTACTTGTATGTTCTAGTAGCACCAGCATTGTAGAACTCGAACCACAGCCGACTGAACAATTTCCCGAAGAGCGTCTCAGTAGCCGTTGTATCAGCTGCATTCTGAGACCACTCCCCCGTCTCGGTGACTTGAACAGAGCTTGCACCTTGGGGAGAAGTAGCCGCCAACATCCAATTATTGACGGAAGGCATCATATTACAGCCGCTTCCATCACACTGATAATCGTGGACATTAGAGACATTTTCAATTGCACTCATATTCCCCAGGGAGGTGTTCTGGTTGACGCAATCGGTCTGGCCAGCAGAACATACGATGCTCGGCCCAATGATTGGTACGTTAACAATTGTAGAACTGCCCTTCACGGCATTCCATAGATGTGTCTGGAGAGTTCTGGATGCTGTCTGCCATGTAGGCGTAGTGCACCCACGAAGATTAGGCTCGTTCTGGCCCTCGAAAGACGCTATATGCGAAGCGTCAGTCCATTGAAGAACTGTTAGGGCCTGGACAACGCCATTGTTGGCGCAAAAGTTGGGGTCGAATTCCACAAAGTCCCATTGGAATTTGACCGGCAAATGTGCGTCCATATACTGTTGCACGCCAAGCTGGACCCCACCTGACCCGGACGGTGCATCGCGAACGTGACGTATTCCAATGGTGCCTAGACCGGTCTGAAGCTGAGAAGTGCTAGTCGTCCAAACTGTCCCGTTATAATTGAAATGGGTGTTCACGCCGATCGAATCGACGAACGAGTCCGCCATCTTCGCTGTTTCTGCGTAAACAGAAATAGGGGCCAGGGATAGGATGACCCCCAGTAGCAATCTTTTGAACATAGTAATCATTTGAACCTTCCGTCTGGACCAATAAGGGTGTTACTAGCGGGGACCCAGCCACCTTGGCCATCTGAGACAACGGCGTTCGGAGCTGTGGCCCTGTTAAGCGAGATGAAAGTGTCCATGACCTCCTTGATTACAAGTGCCTGTGGCATAAACACGGAAGCGCTTTGCAAGGCGGCGTCAACCGCAGCGAGCTGCGTGTTGTATCTGCCGCGCGCGAGGTCGAGCATGAACTCGCTAGCTTGCTGAGTAGTGTTCATTTTGGTACCGCGGTGGGCAGGACTGACGAAACTACTGTTTCCGACGTAGTCGCCATGGCTGTTGGGGTTGCATGCCCTATGCCGAGGGACAGGCCATTGATGACCTGCTTGACGGTCGCCGAGGTGGAACCAGGCTTGCCCGCGGGGATCATAGTGTTAACAACCGACGCGGCGCTAACGAGCAAGCTCGTCGCCTGGGCAATCTGTGGCCCGTATGTGGTCATGAAATTCATTACAGACATGAAGCCTGTCATCACGCTCTCTACACTCATTTTGTCATTTCCTGTGTTTGGTCTAGTTGGTCTTGAATTTCTTTGGTGGCTGCGGTAACTTTCTGCACGTCAACCGCAAGCTGTTGTTTGATCGCGGCTAAGTTCGCCTGTGCCGTTATTACCGCCTCTTGAGCCGTCTTGTATTTGGCCTGATCGGCTTTAAGAGCTGCCATCAGTGCCGAAAGAGTATCAGCCGTTGAGGTCGTCGGTGCCGGTACAAGTACTATTGGCAAGGGCACAGGTGCCGCTGGCGCCGCTGGTACCGGTGTCACAGGGGCCAATAAAACATACACCTGGGTAGCGTACATGATCCGCTTGTCGAGAGCGGCATAAGCTGGGGCGGGTACCTCGTACCTGTCCATGAAGTTAGCCGTTAGGTTCTCCAAGGTCCTGGAGCCAGGGCCGGTCATCTGGGCCCAAAGATCCGCGTAGAAATTCTGCATCTCCCACTTCATGAAAAGCACTTGGCTCTCCATCAGTCTCCAGTCGTACCCCATGCGCGCGCACCAGGGCTGCAAACCGTTCACCCCGGTCAGCCGGTCAAGCCGCCACTGCCATAAGCCGTCCGAGCCATGGTCCTTGACCCCCAGGGTGACAGGACGGAACAAGTTCTCCTGACCTGCGTTGCCTGTCGCTGCGGCCGCCGAAACAGCGGGCCATACCGGAGCAGACGATATGATGTACTTGGCTAGCGTCAATGCGAGTGCTTGTTCTTCCGAGGTCATACTAATTCCTTAAATACCGGTGTGCATTATACACCTGTAATAATTCATTTACTAGCTTTGCTCTCCCCGCCCTTGCGGTAGAGAAAATCCTCTATAGCCGTCAGGTGTCTATTGGTCTCCCCTATATCGCCATGGACACGGGAAATATCCTGGACCATACTTGTCATTCTTTCCTCTAAGCGTGCTTGCATTAGGTCACGCGCCGCTTCCGCCGAAACGACCAGATCCAACCGTCTCTCCATCTCCGAGACCCGTAGCGCAATAGAATCGTACTTCTCTGCCTTCCCTCCAGCCGTCCAAATAGAAGCAGCGAATTGACCACCAAACGCTAGAAGCGCCACTAACGCCGGGACGATCCAAACCATATGGCTTTCGGCGACTTTCATTATGCGACAATCTTCATGGTCATAGGCGACCTTTACCGCGCGGTGTTCCCTCTCCTCATTAAATTGCATAGCACCCTACCGGCAGAATAACAGAAAGCATCTCCGGTGATGCCGAAAATGATGATTCTTATGGTAATGCCTACGTACATGCTTTTCTACAACAACCTTCTTTACAACCGTAACGTGCTTAATAGTCACGTGCGGCTTGACAATCACGGGCGGCTTGACAATCACGCGCGACTTCGGTGCCCGTTCGAACCAACCCGCCGGCTTGTTATCAGCAAAGCCGTTACCGGCTATCGCAGGATAGCAAGCCAAGAAGAGCAGGAGTACGGTTAAGCGGATCATGTGTACCTCAGTTCGGCGCTATAATAGTGATAGCAGACCCAGAGTTGACGTTCGCCCCCCACGTATTTATCTTGGTGTTTGGCCCGACTACCCCGGTATTAACTCCAGCGTTGAGTATGTAAAGGGTAGTGGTGGCTACGTTAGAGTAGCAAGAGTTATTCGACACCATGATGTTATAACAACTATCTAGAGCCACAAAGAAACCGTTAGCGGTTGCAGTGCCCTGAAAGATGTTACCTATAATAGTCACGTTAACTACCCAGGATGCTGTAGCGTCATGGACGATGTTTATACCTTTGTAAGCCTGATTAAAAACGTTGTTATTTACTAATAGGTGAGCTAATGTTCCTGTACTACCACTTCGAGCTGCGTAAACACATGCGGTAGTAATGACATCGAAGGAACAATTATTAACAAAAATCTGTGAAGTGACCACTCCAGACGCTAGTGTGAGTTGTATTCCATAGTTCAAATTACCGAACTTGCAGTTAACTATCTTAACCCCCCCACCACTAGTCCAGCTTATACCTGTCCCCACAGCGGGTGTACCGGAGCCCCAGAACTGGCAATTGGACAACGAGTGACCCCCAGAGTCGGGGCTGGCAGGAGTCTGCAGTTGAAGACATACAGCCCCGGTATTTCGGACTTGGAGGTTGTCCATCATGCCCCAAGCCTGGT